GGCCATGGGAACTCCTCGAGGTGTGCGGACGTGGGCAGCCTACTCGCGCGTGGCCGCGCCCGCGCCGCGCGTAATGCCCTGCGTGAGACCTTCCATCGTGGACGCGCCAAAGGAACGGAAGACACGAGACGGCGAATTGATACCCAGGGTATTTTTGACAAAGTCTTTCGCCCCGTTCACCACACCACCGATCGCGTCCTTGACGCCACCGGCAAAGTCCTTGATGCCCTTAATCAAACCTTCGATGATGTTCTTACCAAACTCCATGAACTTACTAGGAACATCTTTGACGAAATTCACGATGCCATTAATAATGTCTTCAAACGTGCTTTTCGCGCCGCCGCCTAAGTCTTTGAAGATATTCACAATGTTGTTCCAGGCGTCGTTAAAGAAGCTCACAACGCTAAGGAAAACGCCAGTAACAAAGCTCTTGACGCCCTCCCACAGCGCCCCCCAATCAGCATTAACGACGTCTCCAAAGTTCTTGAAGGCGGTAACGATGACGCCTAGAACGAATTCGACAATTCCTTGGATCAGAGGAAAAACGAACTTTATAATCTCTGCCAGCAACTTCACAGCCGCGATGACCGGAATCAGAGCAAGCTCAATCAAAGGCATAAACGCCCGTACCACCGTGCCTATGATTTCGGCGACCAAAACGAACAGCGGCGTTAGCTGTGGCAACAGGGTAGAAACCAGGTCAAGAATAATCGGGGCAAGCTGAGTGACAAGAGTCACTACAAGCGGGGCTAAGGCGCTAACCAGCCCTAGAACCGCCGGGGCAATTTGGGCGAAAGCCGAAATCAGCACCGGGAAAAGCTCTTGTGCTATCTGAAGCACCACCGGGGCAAGCTGATTCAGCAGGGTACCGCCCAATTGGATAATTTGCTCAACAACAGGCAGGATTAGCGGCGCAAGCTGCGTGAAAAGCTGCGAGAGCATCGGCAAAAGCTGTTGTGCTAAATCGGAAATGGGCGGCAATATCGCCTGAAGCGCGGTCAAAAGCACCGTACCCACAAGGTCAATCACCGGGGCAATCGCCTGAAGCAACACCGTGACAATAGGCGCAAGATTCTGAATTAGCGTTGAGACAATCGGCAAAGAGTTGCTAAGAACGGTTCCGATAGTTTCGGCAACCGCGCCAATCACCGGCGCTAAGGCGCTAAAGGCCGGGGCTAGAGATGTCGCCGCCGTCACCAAAGAGCCGAACATATCCACCAAACCGCCGGATAGCGCCGGTGATGCGAGAGCTTCGCCAAGCCCTTGCACCAGCGTGCTAACGACGGTCGCCGCTAGGGGCATAATGATATTGAGCGTAGGGACTAAGGCGGCGATCGCGCCACCGATAGCGCTAATGCCCGGTATCAGTTGCCCGGCGGCTTCACGGGCGGCGACAAAGAAGCTACTAAGCGTACTGAAGCCCGGTTCAGAGTTGATAGCATCGCTAATGAGGTGCAAGACCCCAGCTAGACCGGCTAAAGAGGTAGCGTTAGCGTCGTTAGCGGCTTGGGCGATGCCGCCGATAATGCCGCCTAACCCGGTGATAACACCGCCTAAATCAGCAAGCGTAGCTTTGGACGTTTCAACCCACGCGGCAAATTGTCCGTTCGCGGTGACTTTGTTCGTCCATTCCTCAAATTTCACGCCTAAATCGGTGAAGTATTGCCCCATCTGCGGCAAATATTCCGCCCCGGCGCCGATCAACGTCAAGATTCCTTGGGTGAATCCGTTCGCCCCGCGCGCGGCCGCGTTCGCGCCTTCCTCGGTGCCTTTGAGCAGTGCACCAATGGACGCTAGACCTTGCGCGTTGGTTGCCGCTTGGGCAACCCACCCTACTAGGTTGCCCATTGCGGTAGAGACGCCGGGCAATTGCTCTTTGAGCTGTGGAATGATGACCGATGAAAGGTCTCGAATTGGCGCGGCGGCGGCTTTCCAAAACGCGGGCGAAATGCTCGCTTGAAGCCCCTGCCACGCCGGGGCAAGGTCGCCAATATAATTTTTGGCGTCCTTGAGCGCGATCATCGTTACCGCTAGACCGGCGGCGGCACCGGCGGCCGCGCCGCCTAGTGCCAAAGCGCCGGGGACAGCGGCCGCAAGAGAAACCCCTAGTGAGAGGGTAGAACCAACAGAGGCAGAGGCGGCCGCGCCTAGTGCGACAATACCGGTAGAGACAGCGGCAATTTTGGGAGCGTTCGTGAAGATGCCACCGAATGCGGCTTGTGACTTTTGCGCCGCCCCTTGTAGCCCTAGCACGGCGGCAGAGGTGCGATTAAGCCCGGCGATCGCGCCCTTGGAATCGGACACGATTCGCACGGATAGAATGGCTGTTTTCCCTGCCATTTACTCGCTCTCTTCCAAAATCTCTAATGCTGTCTCGATAGTCTGAATATCCTCCTGTAGCCACACGCTATAGGGGATTGATGTACGCACCGCTAGGGCGACCAATAGACGGTCTAGCGACCCTACGGGGTAGGGTTTAGTTCTGTTTCCTCTGCCTCTTCATGGGCGACCATCCAGGCGGCCGCGTCTTCAAATTCTTCAAAGGTTCCAGTGAAGGCACCGGTTTGTTTCATGCAGTACCAGACCATGAAGACTTGCCCGGTAAGTTCGTCTTGCGAATCCCAGCCGCGCGCCCGGCTTGTCTTTGCCCATTGCAGACGCGCCTTCAGATTCAGCAAAACAGTGTGTTCGGTACCGTCGTTCATGAGTACATCGACAACGGGAACGGTGATGTGTGCCATTATTTTCCTTTCACTTTGGCGACAGCGGCGCGTAGTTCAGCCATGTAGTTTGTCACCCAAATTTCTTCAGTGGTTTGCGCGGCGATGGATACCCACGGCCGCGCTTTGATGCCGCGCGCTTTCCAACCCCAATGAATGGGGTTCGCATACGGAACAACTTTTTTGCCCGCGCGAATGATGCCCGCGCGGGTGGTACCGCTGGATCGCACAGAGGCTTTCAGACGCCCCGGTACATGCCCTTTGCGTTTGGAGACCGGGGCGGTTGCTACCGCCTGTTTTTCGACGGTCTTCGCGGCGTTGCGGTTTGCTATTTTCAGGTCTTCGAGACCATGCCCGGCGGCTTTGAGCGACGCCCGCAACATGCGGGCGCCCTCAATTTCGACACGGCCGCCGCTACTACGGCGCGCCATTTACGCCCCTACGTAATCCTTGGTGATAATGGGCTTTTTGATACAGGACAGTTCAAGCTCTGAAGTGTTTTCCTTGTGCACGTCGCCGCCGATTTTGCCCGCGCGGATTTTGACCTCTCCCTTAGCCTGTACTTTCCCCTTAGCAGAGGGTACAAACTCGAACGGTACGGTTTCGCCGGAATGCTCATAGAGCCACAGCAAAAGCGAATCTTCGCCGTAGCTTTGGGCGATGGTAAATTTCAGCTTCCACGCTTCAGATTCTTCAACAAAAGAATCACCGGAAAGCACGTGTGTAGTGTCTCCCTTATCAAATTCCGGTTCTAGCGAGACGGCGGTAACCATCTTGCTAAATTCGGTGGCAGAACCGGTTTCGCCGAAAATGAGCTTTCCAGCGCCTAGCTTTGCGGGTGCTAATGCCATTGGAAAATGACCTTTCTGTTTTTATTGTTCGTAGCTCACGCGCCCGGTGAGCTTGAAGGCTGGATATTGCAGAGAATCCACACTGACTAGGGATAATTCGACTTCTTCAAATCCGTACATGTCGAGTGCAGGTGAAGAGGTCAAAACCTCTAGCAGAGGGTCTAGGGCTTTGGTCGCCTCTAGCGTGGATGCGCCGGAATGCGGGGTTATGATGTAAAGCTCAACTTCAAGCATTCCCATATGTTGCGTTTGAATTTCGATGCGTGGAATCGAGACCAAAACGGACGGGGTACCATCGGCTAAAGCGGCGGCGGTTTCGACCAAATCAGCGCTAATAAAGACCGAATGACCGTCTTTTAATCCGCTGTCCAGATAGGCGTCTACATCGGTCATAACCTCATGCAACAAATCGGTGAGTTTCACGCGATTGCCACCCCCAAGAAGGGGTTGAGAATAGCGCGGGCGTCTCGCATCGGGTCAAGCCCTACACGCACGGTTTGCAATGTGTCAGCATCGCCAAAGGTGGCGACGCCGTTTTGCGCCCCGCGTTGCCAGTAGAGGTTAGCGGCCGTCTTGACGACTGCGCGGCGCGCCACCACTTCAGGAACCGCCCTTGTGCCAATGTGTTCTTGCACTAGCGCGGCGGCTTCCTCGGTGCATTCGCGCACAAAATCTATGCCCGCTTCGGTCGCCTTGACATAGACGGCGGCCGAAGCAGATAGCTTGTCGATGTCCACGGCCGTTTAGCTCTCGAACGTGACCGGTAGCAGTGCTTCAGGATACGGGGTGATGTGAGCCAGGTAACCGTATAGGCTGAAATCGCGTGAGAGGTTTAGCACATTATCGGCTTGCAGACGCAAGGGCGCGCCCGGCTCTTCCAAGGTGCGAATTGCCACCGGATCATAAAAAGCGGCCGTTCCATCTTCTGCCTTCGAGAGCACAGAAACCGTAACGCCCATAAGGTCGCCGGTCGCCTTCTTCACCTCAATGCTTCCTACGGTGTTCACACCGGTACCGTAGACGTTCATAAGCGGGCGGCCGTCTTGGGCGGCTTCCTTTGCCAGCTTCACGAAAATATCTTTAGAGACTGCCAGCCCCTCAATGCTAAATCCGGCGTCTTCAAAATGTTCTGCGGCGTCCACAATGGCGGCGATCCAATCGAAGGCACCCCATGAGGTGGCAATCTTCAGGTGTTTGCCCTCTTCAGCCTTCAGCTTGGTAATTTCGTCTGTGATGTACTTCTTTGTCGCCTTTTCGGTTTGGCGCGCGTAGTCGAATGCGAAGGCGCGGAAAAGATCATTTAGTACCCATGCTTCAGAGCGGTCAATGACCTGCTGTGAGACGGTCATACCGCCGCCAAAGGTACGTACCTTTGCGGTTGCGTTATCGACCTTCAGCGTGCCAGATTCAGCGAGCTTATCAAGCTGATTTACCTGTTCTGCTACGGTCGCCGTGGCGGTGGTCTTCAGGTAGTCTACGCTCATGCCCTTAGCTGGCAGTGATGCACGGTCAAAAGTGTTTGTCCAGCGTCGGCGCGGTTCAATCAGCTTGGTTAAATCGCCGATAAAGCCGGGTGACTCAATGGTTTTCTTAGGAATGTCGCCGGTGGTGATAGACCGGTATAAGGCGTTAGCGTCTTCGTGGCGGGAATCTGAAGAATTCGCAATAGCCTTGACGAATTCGCCGGTGGTAGCGAAAGCGGCGGCGCGCTCTTCAAATTCGCTCATGCCGCCGGGGGTGGCGGTGAATTCGCCCAGGGCGGCGCGGCGCTCAAAGTCGCTCATGCGGTTCTCAAGCGCTTCTAGCTTGACAGGATCAGCGGTGTTTTCAGCGTTACCCATGTTGTTTTTCTCCTCGATGTGTTGGGTACTGTGGCGTTTTTCAGTCACTTGTGCAGTGGTGTAGGCAGGGAATGCGGTTAGCGAGAATTCCACCGGCTCGATGCGGGTATGCGTGATGATTTCTAGGCCGTCTTCAGCTTCAGAAACTTCATAGTCGCCGGGGCGAAAGCCGATAGACAGCCCGGTAAGGGCGTCTGCATCAATGAGGGTGCGAATCTCTTTGCCGCGCTCTGTGGGTGCTAAATTCGCCCGAATCGCGTAGCCTTCAGGGGTTTCTTCACCGGAAATTACAGAGCCTATGACCTGATCGCGGTCATGATTGAACAGCAGGGGCAGAGACCGTTCTAGCGTGAGACAACCGGGCGCGAATCGTTCGTAATAATCCGGTGCCTGGTAGGTTTCTGCGTAGGGTATGCCGATGCCGCCAAATTCGTTATTATTGCGGGTCTCGATGCTACCCAGAGACCGGATCAGGGTATGTTTCCCCGCTAGATTCTTGCTCTGGTTTTTCATTCGGTGTCTCCTTCAAGGGCGGTAAATCTTCAATGGCGCGAACTTCGTTCACGGTCATAAATCCTGCTGATAGCGCGGTGGCATGGGCGGCATACCTAGAAGCGGTATCAGAGCGCAAAATAGCGTCAAAGTTGAATCGCACGACGCCACCGGCCGGGGCTAGAGACGTCAAGGCTTCTTCTAGCGGCCGTAGATAGCCGGATACGGTGTATTTGATGAAGTCGATTTTTTCTTGCTCTGCATTGCTATAGGTGAGTGAGTTTCCCTCTAGGGAAACCAGCATGAGCGATGAGGGGATACCGAATAGCCGCGCGAATTCGGTTACCGTGAATTGGCGGACTTCCAGCCATTGCGCTGTTTTGGGGTCTAGGAATAGTGGGGTGTAGCTAAATCCGCCGCCTAGAACGCGGATTCGAGAAGGGTTATCGGGGTCATTCTGTGCATTGTTCCACGCATCTTTTATCTGCTTAGAATATTCGGCGGTGGTGGCTTTATCGGCGGTGAGAATTCCTGAAGGCGAACCGGTAGACCGGAACCAGTTTCCGGCGTAATCCCTAAGGTCTTGTGCACCATCGACTTCAGTCATGGCCGCCTGGATCGCGCCACGGCCGCGCAATTCGCCGGGGAATGATAGAAATTTGACGTGTTTAATATCCCAGGCCGTGAATTTTTCACCCTTGTAGCCGTAGAACACCTGCAACGTCTTAGGGTCTTCATAAACAGTTACCGCAAGTGGCGGTAGCACCTTCAGAGCGAGAACAGAACCGTTAGGATCGCGGTAGATGCGCAAGAACAAATTGCCGTTCGCTACTAGAGACAGCACGCATTGCATGAGCCATTCAGAACGAGATAGCGCCGGGTCAGGATTACGCACGAAATCCGGCGCACGATGCACCTTTTTACCGGTCTCTTTGCGGTATTCAAGGGGCAATTGCTGAACAGCGGTTGAAATGATTTGCGCGGCGCGAAAGACCGGAATCAGTGAAAAAGCGTCGCCTTTCGGCGCGGCGTCTCGCGCGGGTAGCGTCACAGACGCGGCGGGTATCGCCTTCACGGGCGCCTCTTGCGCCGTCCTTTTGCTCCAATTGTGCGATACCCGCCTAATTGCCTCTGTACTCATAGAGGCAGTGTGACTACCTGGACGGCGGTGCGTCTATTTTACGGGGAACAATGGGGAATTATCGGGAACAATAAGGAACAACAGGGAACAGGGGCGTTTAAAGTGTCAGACGCCCCGGCTATCATGCGCGGGGCGTCTGAACGGTAATCGGTAATTGTGTGCGGTGCAGATTAGGAAGCCGGTTCCAGCTTCACATGATGCTGTGAATCTTCACAGGTGTATTTGAGGTAGTCGAGCACATTTTCATAGGTGAATCCCAGCGGTTTCGGGTGCAGGGGAAAAATCTCCCTATATGAAAGTTCTTCTAGCTCTAAGTCGCCGTTTTGAACCGCGTCGTAAGTCTCTGAGTCAATCGCCATAACGGTATTGGGGTCTTCGTAGGCGGGAATATCAGCCGGGTAATCGCCGTGTCCATCGTTCCACCACCGATAGCCCCTAACCGGTTCACCGGTTGGTTTCATGGCGTCTTCAGTCATGAACAAGTCACCGTTGAACGGGTTGTACGGTGAATTTAGAACATCTGCGAAGGGATCGCCGCGGTAACCCCATTCTGTTAGCTCTTCTAGGGTTCCTGTGAATGATGCGGTTACCTGTGGTTCATAATATGAGCGAGTCATAATCTTTGCGGTGTATTTTTGAGTCATCACAGGCGCCCTTTCCAGCCGTGTTGTGCATATTCTTTGAATTTTTCTAGGCATTCTTTCCGTGTGTCACCCCATGCGACAGCGTGTGATGCCCTATCACGTTCATAGGCGTACAGCGCGGGGTAATAAACTGCGTACCAGCTTCCAACGGTGCCAGATGCTTCATGTTCAACACGTTCTAGGGTTGCCACAGGGGTATCGGAACCTGCGCGGTACACACATGCATACCCCTGCGAAATGTTTCCTAATCTGTACTGAGTCATCTTTTTTCTTTCTTTTTTCTACTGTCTCACTGACATGTTCAAGTGTATAACTTTTAGGCACTTGATACAAATAGCATGTGCTTAATATTTCGTCATAAAGCATTTAGACCGCCTTAAAAATAGGCGGTCTAAATGCTTTATGATTTTTTGCGGCGGCGGTGTCCACCGTGGCGCGGGCGGGCTTCATACCAGGCTATAAGCTGTCCACCCATCCAGCCGGGTTTACCGTCGATGGTGGCGGTTGGTTCTGGAAGCGGGTGTTTTTCGGCGACTCTTAATATTGAATATTTGGTAATTCCTAAGAGTTTTTCGGCGCCACGATACCCGTAAAGTTTCATAGTTTTACCTTTCAAGTTTTACCGTGTTTATTATCAGTGTATAACTTTTAGGCACTTGATGCTATAAAACAAAGGGTTCTACCTCTGGTTTTTCTTCTTCAGGGTGTTTCAGGGCGTAAAGCCCTACGGCGGCGGCGATGATTGCAGGTGTTGGACGCGCGGCTTTATCGCGGGAAAAGCGCCTAACGCCATTGGATCGTGATACGGCGGCGGCGGCGGCTTGCTCTCGCATTTCTGAAGCGCCTTCACCGGCCGGAATCATAAGGGTTTTTTCGACCTGCGAGAGGTTCAGCATCTCTTCAGTGGCTTGCGCGTATTCGGTCATGGAGAGGGTACGCACCTGCATACCTGCACGGTGCAGAGTTTCAGTAATACGCACGCTCATACCGGCGCCGTCTGCCACGATAGGGCAATTCATTTTTTCGGCCGTATCGGTTACGAATTGCGGCAACCAGGCAACGCCGGGCGCCTGGTAGAGTAACGCCGCGCAGGGGCGGCCGGTATTCTCATCCATCCAGGATAGGCAGACAGCGGCGAATTCAGAGGCGGCCGCAACCTCATAGGACAGAACATATTGAGAGGTATCCGAAAGCGGTGTAAGCGCGGGCGTTTCGTGTTCATCCCAAATAGAGAGGTCAAAGAGACTTTCTGTTGTGGCCGTCAAAAGGTTGCAGTAGGCGCGCAACCATGTAGCGCGTTTGGCAGGGTCATCTTGCGCCTTTATGGCGCGGTCTTGTAGGGATTCCTCGGTGATGGTGTTGCCTAGCGCCGGGTGGAATTTCCACCACGTGGCAGGGTCAAAGGGGTCTGCACCCTCTGGCATTGAGTATTCGATCAGGCACACGCCGGGGTCTTCACCTGCACGGGCGGCCGCGATAAGGTCATTCATGAATTGAGACTTGAGGGTACCCATTGTTGAGACCATGAAAACTTGTGCCCGGCGACCTAAGGTTACCTGAGCCGGTTCAGCAGCACCTAATAAAGCTTCACCTAAATCTTTATCAAAGTGCCATATTTCGTCTAAGACAACTAAGTGAGGATGCTCACCATGCAGAGCCGAAAAGGTGGGTGAGAATTTGGTGACGTGACAGCCGGGTTTACCATCCAGTTTGATGGATTCGCCGCCGTTAGATCGTGTGGCTTTGAAGACGGCTTTAGCCGGTGCAGATTCGATTAGTTCGATGAATTCCATCATGCGTTTTCGTGCATCTGCGCCGGTTTGCGCGGTGAAAAAGACGGCGGCCGGTTCGCCGCGTGTCATCATGCGATGTAGCATGAGCGGGCATGTAAATGTTGTTTTACCTGACTGCCTAGGCACGGTAACAATGATGGTGTGGTACTTGTAGACGCGGCGACCGAAAGTGTCTAGCTTGTACTGTGTGGCGACCTCAAGCGCCTTGTATTGCCAGGGCATGAATTCGCGCCCTAGAAGACGATTCACGCGCGCGATTTCGTCCACCTCAGAGAACGGATACGCCGGGTCTAGCTCTGGATGTGCTTTAGGCTCTGGCAGGTAGCGGAAATTTGCGGTGAAAAAGCGTGAATCGTCTAGTGTGGCGCGGTTAGGCGGCGTCATTATCCATGATTGCGCTAATCAGGTCATCAATGTTCGCGCCGTCTGTCTTCGCGGCGACCTCTGCCTTAGGCAATTCACCAAAGACAGCATTCACCGCGTTCAAATACATGCTGATTCCAGAGAGCTTACCGCCGGTAGATGCCTTTTCATCCCAGATTTGCGCGGCCTCTAAGGCTAGAACACCGCGAAATTCTTCAATTTCGGCGATGAATCCGGCCGCGTACATGGCGTTTAGGCTTCGCCGGGTCGCTTGCTCTAAGTTGCCGGGCGTGTGTTCTGTGGGATTCTCGAAACCAGGAAGGGTTTCCTGTGTTATCGCGTTTTTTGCTTCTTTTTCTTTTATTCGTGCGATTTTTTCGGCGGGTGTGAGTGTCATTTTTCGCTTTCGTGAGTGAGTGGCGCGCCGCGATTTTTTTCTACAGCGAGCCGGGGGGATAAGAAACAGGGCGCGGGGTGTTCTGTTGTTTCACCCCAGCCTAAAAAACTCCATTTCCGAAATGATTTTCACATTTCCTTCTAGAATATCTTCGTGCACGTCTGCATAATTGCAAGTCTTGTGTGCAGGAGCAAGATTATCTAGCTCATGTGTTCCACCATTTCTTTGTTTTATCTTATGTTCTATTGAGAACTCTTTCATACTCTTAATTGGAAGGTGACAGATTGCACACTTCATACCATCACGCGCAATGACTAGCTGTGTAAGCTGTTGCCTTTGACTGTATGGTAATTCATTCCACTGCATTCTTTTTCTCTTCCATCTTTTGCAGAGCAACAATAACATCTGCACCTGTGTAGCGGTATTCTGAACCTAGCTTAATCGCCTTGATAAGTCCTTGACGCCGGTACCTAGCTAGGGTCTTGGGGTGCACGGATAGGATAGCGGCGACCTCGGGGGTGGTTAGGAGGCGCGCCTCATAGAGCTTAGGGGGGTACCTTTGCAGATAGCGGGGCGGTGTCATACGCGCCGCCTATGGGTTGAGTACTTCGCGGGTTGAGTGAGTGGCACGGGTTACTTCTTCTATTCTTTTATGAATTACTATTCACTGTAATTTGCTTAGTTGCACGTCGAATTGTTCGCGTGTAGGAAATACTTCCGGGTAATAGTAATGCAGAGTGTAAATGAATTCGTAGAATTGGTTAGCCGCATTGATAAGGGTTTCAGCTACGGCATTGGATCGCAGAATGAATTCATCGTTTTGCGTAGCTTCGTAAGCTGTTTGTCCGTGGCTTTTAATTGCATCTGAGAACGCAAAAATCACTTTGTAATCGAGAATGAGCATATCGTTAAATTGGGCGATGCTCTCAAACTCTTCAAATGTCTTTGCTGTTCTAATATTGGGAAACATTACTATTTCCCTTCTGAATTACTAAGGTTAAATTTCTCGATAAGTCCATCTATGAGATTGTCAATATCTGATATTTCCGGGTGTTCCTTATCAAGCCATGCAGTATAGTTTGTGAATGACTCAGCAAATTTGACTAAATTTTTAACAGGTTCGTTTACTTTTTTACTGCATTTTTCATCGCCGGTCATTTCCGTAGCAGTTTCGGCAATGTCAAAGAGTATATGCACCATGTGGGTTAGCATGGCGGCGATCGCGCCTAGCTTTAAATTCCACTCTTTAATTTCGGTTAGTTCTTGTTCGTTCGCGGTTTTGATATTGTATGTCATGTGTCACTTTCCTGTCTTTAGTATCCTGAATTGATGCCGTCGAGAACATCGAGTGTGGCTTCTACCTCAAGAAGGGATTCTGCAACTTTTCGGTAGGTTTCGCGGTCTGTCTTATCCGCCTTCAAGTCAGCTAATTCAACGCACTTGGCGGCGTGCGATCGCGCCTTTTCCAGATGGGCGCCTAAGCAGCGAATATGCGTTAGGTATTCGTCATATTGCCTATTGTTCACGTGTAAATTCTTTCCGCGTTACGTTTCCTGATTCGGAAATTATATGAGCGATTTCCAGGAATACGTGAGTTATTTTCTCTCGCTGTTGTTGAACGGCTGTTGAGAATTCTTTCATGATTTCTTCCATTGTATGCTTTCTTTCCTGGACATTTCGCGCGCATGGTCTGAACAGTATTTTGCTTCATTCCATTGTGCACGGGTTTTTGTTTCTGTTGAACGTTTGCAACCGGGATATTCACAGTTGCGCCATTTTGAGGGTTTGTGAGTGAGTTTGAGCATGATTTTTAGTGAGTTTGGTAACTTTTTCTTGCACCGGGTGGGCTTACCTTGGGAGGGAGTGAGGGAGCGGCGGCGTGCCCCATCTCTCAGATGAAATTTTTAGCCCATTCGCCAAAACATGGCGAATGGGCTATTTCAACTAAGAAATGGCACGTGGTACACTACCTAGTACCTAACAAGGTATGGTTTTGGGAAATTTATACCTCGGTCGGTCGGTCGGTCGCTTCTACGTGGCACCGGACATTACCCCGGCGCAGTGGCGGCATATGAATTCAGCTCTGGCACTTTGTCAGTGCGTGAGATTTTACTCTCACACGGATTCGGCACTCCCTCGCACCACCGCGTTACCACAGTAGTAGCATCCGCCCGTCTGAATTCGCGTATTAGAGACTATCCGCTCTAACCGGGTGCATAAGTAGGTTTCTAATTGACTACTCGCGGGCAAATTTCTTGAAGAGCGCGCCCGTCGCGCTACCGTATTGAGTTATCGGTATTCAGTTAGCTAAATCTAGGTGCTTTTGTTCAGCGGGTCTAGATTTCGCAGATTTACAGGGATTTGCACCCTGCATAAGCCTATCTTTCGGGGGCTTATGGAACTAAAACTAAATCTTGGTGTAACCTCAAGCGCCTGTGTATTTCGCAAAGGCGCTTGAGGTTACGCTTGCATTCATTTCACTCTCTCTACCACTTCACACCGTCTCAGGATGGTGCAAAGCGTGCCCGGCTAGGGAATCGAACCCATCTAGAAGGTGATCTGTAAATTTTCAAACAAGGTAAACCCACGGGAGCCTTCTTTACCAGTCGTAAGATAGCTTTTTGTTTGACGTTTGAGCTTTCTAGCACCATGACCGGGCGGATCAGCGGTTGTTCATTGCCTCAAAGACTATGCTTTCTGCTTCGTCCAGACTCGACCCCGGCGGGATTGACACCCCTAGCACGCGCCCGGCGTCTTCGAGACATAAACGGTACCTCCGATACGAAATCATATCCATGATTATAAGGAATAGTGTACATACACTGAAGATTAAAACGGCTAAAGCTACTAGCAAATTTGCCATAAACTCACCGAATCTTTCAGAGTCGTTAAAAACCTTATCATTTTCTGATTCTCCATGAAAGTTAGAAACTTGGCATATGGGTAATTTATTATAACAGAATTACCCATATGCAAAATTTTGAGATTTTTTCTATGTTCTGCCTAAAAATTCGATATATGATAGGCATATGGACACAACAAAAATCACCGGTGTTGTGCCTACCTGGACGGTTGCGGATCGACTCAGGAAGGCACGCGAAATTACCGGGCTAGACAAACAAGACTTTGCCCGAAAAGTAGGCTTATCCCGCGAAACCGTGCGGAATGTAGAGACTGGACGTGTAGAGCCGCGCGGCGTCACACTAAACGCTTGGGCATTCGCTACAGGTGTATCCGTCGAATGGTTAGCGCATGGTGAAGATGCACTAGCCAAAGAAGATAATTCTGACGTTTTCATTATTCGTGTGAAGGCTTCTCAGCTAGAGGCGGCGTGATTTTCAACATATTTTAGCCCCGTATGGTATCCCGCCATGCGGGGCTAAAATATCCCTATAATCAGTTCTGACTAGGCGTTTTATTGTCGTCGTTAGGGTCTTTATTGCGCGGCGTATTGGCGGCGGCTATGCAATTAGTCACAGCCCCTAGCAATCCAACCCACAGACTAACTTTTTCATCGGCAATCATGCCGTATCCGCCTAGCAGGATTAGCACGGCAGAGCCGATAGTGTAAATCCTCCATCGACACCGTTCGCGCCCCTTGAGCATGTTAGATCACCTCGCCTAACATGCGTAGCTTGTCGCGGGCTTCATCAAATTCTTTCACGGCCTTTTCATAGGCGGCGCGGCGCTCTTCAAGCTGATTATCAGTCAGCGGCGCGGGCGCGGCGCTTTCACCGGCCTTGATAGCATTTACCCGGTCTACCAGTTCACCGATGCGGTCATAGTAGGTACCGGGGCATTCGGTTGCCACACAATCCCTATGGCCGATCAGGTATAGCGAGATTCCTAAGTTAGTTTCCACGTCTGCTATGAGTTCTGCCAGGGTTTGAAAATCCCCGTCGTTCATGCGCGGGTTGCACTCAAAGCCTAGGCTTTGGGTGTTAATATCCCAGACCCCGGCGTGATACGTCACATCCTGATAGTTCGCCAAAGTGGCGACGCGCCCGGCTTCAACCACCATATGCGCGGAGGTTGGAATATCGTTCGTGCACAAATGATGTACGACGTCTTCAAATTTCGGCTTACTCTGTGGCGTACCCCACCAGTGAATCACACCGTACTTGATGTTAGAAATATCACGGTAGTTTACGTGACGGTTCTTCGTGTCGTAATCAAAAATATCTACATAGGTACTCATGATTTTGTCCTTTGCTGTTTGCTGAGTGTTAGGTGAGTGATTTTGATGAATGCAAATCTAGGATGCCCGGCATTTGCGCGGCAATGGCGTTAGCGAATGCTTCGCGGGCGGCGCCGATCGGGTGCACCACATAAGAGGCAGTAACGCCTTTTTTCTGTGCGTCTTGCACTTCAAGCGCCGTCTGTGCAGAGGTCATATAGCCCTGCAACGACAGGCCATCACCGGCGAAATATTGCGGGGCGTACTTGCGGAAAGACACAAAGGCGTCTGCACCCCATGCCTTATATTCGCGTTCTGCTATGGCTTCTACTTCGACCAGGCGCGCATTGACGCGGCGCGCATCGGCGTTGTCTACACCACCATCGGGGATAGAGCCACACAGTACGATGTACTGCCACCCGGCCGCCCGGCGCGCGGCGATATATTCGCGCACATAGGCGTTGTTCTGCTCTACCGTGCTATCCGGCTTGAAAAGATAGTTTCGATGCTCTCCCACCACGAGAACATTCACTTTGCCCGGCTTGAGCATCGAATCCGGCTTGTGCTTGCGTACCAGAGCTTCCCAAGTGTCGCCGGGTACGGCGGCATTCGCGGTTGATGCCGAAGATTCGGTAATGAGCTTTCCCAAATTTCCAACGCGGTTGATGGGTTCGTACACCCATAGGGCGTAATAGCTGTTGCCGTCCACACAGATATTCCAAGTGTCGTTTATCTTCGGCTTGGGTTTACGCGGCGGCGCGGGCTTTTGCGCGGCGCTCTGCGTGAGAGCAGAGACCACAATAGCGGATAGAATGCTCATGCCCGCTCCCAAAATTCCGTGTTCGTGTATCCGCCGTCGCCAAAGAGGGAAACCTTTAGCTCTGTATCATTTCGCACACCGGTGTATGTTGATTCATTGATGACCTGCCAGTTTTGCGACCCTGCACGACGCAAAAATGCGGTAAATTTCAGGTTGTCACAGAATAGCGCTATGGTATCGCCGGGCTTCGCGGCAACTTTTAAATCACCGTTAGGTAGGTAAATCCAGTAGTTGCCATTCTGAATTTTGATGCCGTAGTAGCGGTTAGAGAATTTGGCGCCGGATAAGGTAAATTGCATCTCGCTACCGGTGCGTTTGGTAACGCTTACCCCAAAGGGTTGTGCATATTTAAACGTTTTGGTGGTTGAGATGTTGATATTTTCACCGCGTTTTCCCGCTTTTTGGATTTGCTCGGGTGTGGGTTCAATCCAGGCAGAAATGTTATCGACGGTAACGCCTTTGGGGATCACGTGGGAAATCTGGTTACTGAAGGTGTAGGTGAAGCCGGTGGCAGAATCGCCGCCGGGGGTGACGTATATACCTAGCTCATCGCCGGGCGCGCGTAGCCAGCCAGAGCGCGCATTAGCGAGATTGGCAAACTTGAGCGGTTCATGAGTATAGGCGGTGAAAAAATCGTTTGTCTTATCGAAACCGGCTAAGACAAAGCCTAGATAGCGGGTACCGATCAGCTTCACGAAAGCTAAGTAAATCACATCGCCGGCTTTGGTGGATAGATTCGGCACACCTTGCGGCCATTCGATGGATTCGGGATGATTCACCTTCACAAGCCCCGGTTGCTCAATGACAACAGCTTGAGTTTCGGCGTCTGAATTCAAGCTATAGCTGACTGTCTGCCCCGCTTGGGGTTTAAGGCGTTGCGTGAAGTCGTTAGCGACGAGACGGTATGTCGCCTGTGCATTAGTGGTGATTGCATCGGCGCCTAGTGCTATCGCATCGTCAGGTTGAGGCTGTTTAAACCCTAAGGTTTCAAGATTGGGTAATGCCATTGATTGACTCCCTCCAAGTCTTTGTCTGATAACTCCAAAGCGTTGTGAATTGATTCCAGTTGAAGGCGCGCTGTTGCGGTAACGAAGTCCACCAATCAGAGAAGCCGAAAACGGTACGCGGGTCTGCTAAGTTGAGGGCTAATGTCCAGGAATGCGTAGTATACGTTTCGGTGAATCCTTGGACACATTTCACACCGGCGACGCGGCCAAACGTGTTATCTAAAACCACGTTTTCACCCTCTTCAAGGCGCATCATGTCCTGAAGTATTGCCGCGTCATAGGTGGACGTCATAGCCCCTTGCACTAAGCGCGCCATATCAACGGTGATGCCGTCAATTTGCAACGACAGGTAGAGGTTCTGAAACGTCGCCATGCGAAGCGCGAACCGCCAATCATTCGTTGTGAAAACGAATTTTGTTAGGTCTACGGTGTGCGTCTGCACCGGTTCAGGAACGCCCGGCGGTAGATAATTTTTCGTCCAGTCAAACGTTCGCACCTTTTGCACCCGATCGGGGTTATCGGGGTTATCCGCCGATAACAGCACATCGGCCAAAATCCGTTTGTCGATGTAGGCGATGTCTTGGGCGTATTCGACTCCATCCAGCACATGCCGCTTGAGAATCGGGCGGCTTTCGCGGGCGGCCTTTACCACCGTCTCATTCCTCCACTGTGGAGACATGAAGACCAAAGCGCCACTGCGAAGGTGCAGAGGTGAAAACGCTATTTTGGTGAGAAATTCAGTGATTTCCCCGGTGCTCCATAGCTCGCTTGAGTCTGCAATCCGCCCCGGTACACTACCCCATGACCCAATCGACAAATCAGGAAGTTTCAGCGTCCTTGATTCGGTTGCTAGTCGCTCTATCATGCCTTCTACGCCGATATTCGGTGTGAATTGGAAGCGATTATTTGAGCGAAATAATCGCACCGTTTGGGAGACAAGGGTAAGGGTGGTTATCACCTGTCGCCGTTTCGACGTCTCTTCAACTTTCATTTGAGCGACGCGGCCGGTAAAGCGTAACCCTGCGTGAACGGTGCGAATCCTAGAGGTCGCCCCGTAGGTTTCCAGGGGTACAGCCCCGTAGATTTTCACCGTGGCAGACGGTACCGCCGCTTCTACAGATGCCCCTTGCTTACCGAAAGTGATGGACACCTCAATAATCTTGGACGCATCATAGGTGAAACGGCCAATCTCTAGCGTTATCCACGTTTTCTTTTGGTTCTTTTGCACGCGCCCGGCGTCGATCAACCTTTCAACGAGTTTAGACACCGGTTAGCTCCTTCTCATTCTCTAGAAGTCGCCTAATTTGGCGCGCAATTTCAAGGGGATTTCCGGCTACTAGACCATTGAAATTAATCTCGACCTTAGGGCGGCTACCGCCGCCGGTAGAGGCGTTAGCGGCGGATTCAGAGGCGGTAACCTTTGCACCGTTGAAGGTTATTCCTGGCACCTGCACACCCCCGGCGGCGGTGATTTTTCCGGTGAC